CTTGGCAGGTGCAACGATGCGGATGCCGTCCTTGTTTGAGCCACCCTTGGATAACATCTTTACGTGGTCGATGTCCTTGCCCTCACGCTTGTCAGCCTTGCCGTTCTTGTTCTCATCGGGAGAACTGGCATCAACTTTTCGCCTTGCGCGTTGGCGCTCCATGCGGTCGGGGTGTTCGCCCCGTTCCTTTTGCTTCTCGTACTCGGCCTTGTAGGGCCGTGGTGATTTGGTGTATGGCATTTAATCATTCCTTCCGTTGTGTTGGCATGATAAAACAACGCAGTGACGTTTGCAAAGCCCAGATGTCTTGGGGTTCCACACGTTTGTCTCGTAAGCTCTTTTCATGCGGCCATGGTCGCGTAGCCACTTCTCCCACAGCTTGGGCTCGTCCACGGCTCGGTCGTAGCTTGCCTTGGGGAACTGCTTGGCGATGACAAACAACAGGCCACCCTTGACACGCTTGACCTCGGGAAAGTGCTTGAACACGGCCAGTGCCATCAACTCAAGCTGTCCGGTGTCGGCGTACTTTGCACTCTTTCCGGTCTTGTAGTCCACCACCCGTGCAGTGCCATCGTCCTCAAGGATGATCAGGTCAGCGATGCCGCGCCACCACACGTTCGGGTCTTTGAAACCGCACGGCTCCAAGTTGGCGGTCAGGCCCATCTCGTACTCACACAGCTTTCGGCCCGGTCTTTGGTTGAGGTTGTCCAATGAACTCTTAGCGTACGAGAACTGAGGGGGCAGGGGGGTGCCATCACGTATGTAGAACTCAGCCGCCTCGTGAAAGGCGGTGCCGTACAGCAGGTGCTCTGCACCCTGATCTTCTTGGAAGTCTTTGACAACCTTCAAGTGGTAGAACTTCTTTGGACACTGCTCGAATGTCTTGATCGACGAGAACGACCATGCGGGTATTTTGACTGTCATTTGGGCTCCTTGTTTACATGTTCGTCCAACCATTCCTGCACCTCGGTGCCGCTCCACATCTTGCGGAGCATGGTCGGGAACACCACACGCTCTCGTGCGTCTGGGTCAGGCATCGGGCTTTGCTTGCCGCACATGGGGCAGGTCATCCACACCTTGGGTTTGAACTCGCTCATTTTTTCATGTTCCTTACGAATACCGCAAACGATGCGGCGGTGTCGCCCAACGCTTTCATCTTATCGAACTCTCGGGCCACTTCTTCCAACGTCTCGTTGCGGACAACCTGATGAAACGTAGCGGCAAACATCCGCTCCTTCGCAACGTCAACGTAGTCTTGGATGTCGTCATCGTCGGTCATGGCTTACCCCCAAGTGCGTTGATCTGTTGGGTCATGACTTGTTGTGTACCCGCCATGGACTTGGCAAGGCTGTCGCCGTAATACGATTTTTCTTGTGGGGGCTCGACCGAATGCCGTATTTCCTGAACCCGTTGTAAGCAGGTCAGGATGGCAAGTTTCTCTGCGTCCTCGTACAGTGCGCCGGTGGACTCGTGAAGTAACGCATCCTGCACCTGCTTGATCACGTCCAGCTTCTCGTTGATCAGGCGCTCACGGTATGTCCGCGATGCCCACTCGATGAACACCTGTGCAGAGATGTCAGCAGACCCATCGAACTTCAACTCCTCCCCACTGAAGTCAAAGCGTCCGACTTCCTTGCCGTTCGGCCCGTGGAATACCACGCTGTGGTGTTGCTTCATCGACCCAATCTGCACCGCATTCAGCGTTTGATTCGACGTGTTGGTCATGGTGTATGTGTACGCATCCGCAGTGTGATTAGCGGCAAGTATCCCTGTGCCGATAGCGGCACCCAGTGTTACGTTGTTACTCATTAGCAGTCTCCATAAGATTTGCCACTGCCCGACTCACAGTTCACGGGCAGACCTGTCGCCCACTCGGGCACCCATCGCATGCACTCCTCGACGTACATCTTTGCGGCTACAACTTCCGCGTCAGGTACGCACACAGCAATCGCGTCATGCACAGTCAACACAACCTTGTACCGCTTACCGATCTTGAGCATCTGCTCAGCGATGATGCAACGTGCGATGGCTTGGCACACGTTCTCGATCACCTTACCGCCGTAGATACGGGTGCGGCCCTTGCGCGTCTTGTAGTGGAACTCGATACCCTTGTCGGTTTGGTCAAACTTCAAGTCGTCGTAGCGCATCAACAGACCCGAGGGCAAGCGGATAGATGATTCACTTGGCACCACCTCAAGTACACCCCGGCGTCCAAGCGATGCGGGGTCACCCCTTGACATGTTCACTAGAGCGTTCTGGGCCTCGCGCCACAGTCTCACCACGGCATCATTGGTGCGGCGGTAAATGTCGATGATGCGCTTGGCTTCGTCTGTGTCCACCTCAGCGCCCATGCCCTTGAGTTGGGCTTGGAACTTCACCGCGCCCATGCCATAACCCGCGCCAAGGATTGTGGTCTTACCCACGAACCGCTCACCTTTGTCAATCTCAAACTCAGGCTTGCCGTAGATAGCCGAGGCCATCTTCTTGTACACGTCCTTACCCTCAGCAAAAGCTGTTACCAGATCATCCTGACCTGCCAGCCATGCCAGCACCCGTGCTTCGATCTGTGCAGAGTCAGCGTCAATGATGGTGTAGCCCTCGGGCGCGATGATTGACTTCTTCAGCTTGTTGGCGTTGTTGCCACGGCTTGGTAAGTTCTGCATGTTGATCTTGTCGTCACCACCAAACCGTCCAGTGTGTGCGGCGTAGTAGCGAATCGGCACGGGCAACTTACCACGCTTGGAGATGTCGATGAACCGTTGGGTGCGTGTCTCCTCCAGTGTTGACTTCGTACCCAGTCGTGCGGCGACAAGAGTCTGCACCCGCGCATCGTCATGCTCAGCAAGGGCTTTGAATTCCTCGTCACTCTTGGCGAACGCATAAGTCTGCTTGCCCGTGGCAGGGCTCACCTTCATGGGCGGCTCAACACCAAACGAGCGGAGCAGTTCAGCAAACTTCTCGTTGCTCATGAGTTCAGCCTTGTCCACACCAGAGGATGTCAGCAGGTCTTCCTTCATCTGCTTGATGCTGATGAGGTGCTGTTGCAGCATGTCGCCGTCGAGTTCGAGCACAGGGTCGATGAACATGCGCAGGGTCTGGTCGATCACACGCAACTCTTGCTTGGGGAAATCCTTTACCAAGATGGTAAAGAGTTTGTGCGTGAGTTCCACATCGTTGATGCAGTAGTCGCCGTACCGTGCGAGTTCCTCGTCACTGAAGTTCAGTCGTCTTTTACCGAGGGCGTTGACGACTTCTGTTCCTTTTGCGCCGAGCCCGTACCGCTCAACCAGAGTTTTAAGCGAACCCCCAACTTCCACGCCGTGAAGGGCACGGCCCATGCACAGAGTGTCAAGCCAACCCCGAGGATTAATACCGAAACGCCAAGACAGGATAGCCCCGTCAAAAAGGGTGTTGTGCGCCAAGACAAACCCCCGCTCCCATTCAAAATTGCCCTGAAGCCACTGCTTGATTTGTTGATGTGTTCCACTTGCCCACTCCGTTTCTTCGTTGTTAACTTTTACTGATACGCCAATGACTTCAAAAAGGTCAGAGCGTATGTACTCTTCTGTTGTGATCTTTGACAGCGAGAAGTCGCGGTCATAGTACGTTTCAAAATCCACTGTGATTAAATTCATTGGTTGGCCCCTGCTGAAATGTGTGCTGACATGATTGCGTTGTAGTCAAAGTTGTCGGTGAAACAATCTTGGATCGTGACTGTCTCAGTGCCGAACCCCTGCACCGTGTCGTTGTATGTAAACACGTTCTTAGGGATACGTGCGCCGTAGTGCACAAAATCAAACCCTGCCCCTGTCACACGCCACACACCTGAATGCTTGGTCTTGTTCTTGCCATCGTTAGGCGCACGTTCGATGAGCCCCCACCACCGCAGTGTTGACAGTTGATTCGACTGCACCAGCCAGCGCGGCGCTGAGTTGGCTACATCCACCCACCCCTGAGCATCCGACTCCGCACACGCCAGCCAGATCAGGGCTCGTGCCATCGTGCGGTTGATAGGGCGCGAGTACACCCTACCCCATCGGTCACACGTAGGGCAATGCCCACCACCGCTTTCAATCGTCCCGCGCCAGATAGCGCGTAGTTTTTCAATCACATCCATCTTCGTTCTCCTGTTATGTTGTTAGGGTTTCCCTAACACTTCATGCAACTTCAGCATGTAGTGTCTGCACTTGTCAGCATCGGGGCTGTCCTTCTTGCCTTGACGCATGCTGTACTTGATGATGTTGCCCTTGAGGAATCCAACGAACTCCTCGTGAGTCATCACTGACGCCATCACATGCCATGGTTGTATGTCCATAGTTTTGTAATGGTCGCCACCCGCTTGCACCTCGTCTGCTTTTGCTTCTGTCATTTCAACTCCGTCTGTATCAATGCGGGGGTCATAACATGCGCACCCCCGTTCCGCGCATCCTCTATCTGCAATCACATCAGTGCCTCCTCATAGGAGTCCTGTTGCTTGTCGCTGGACAGATTTCGTTTCCCCCACTTCGCTAACTCTTTCGGACACACCGTCCCGAAAGGCCAACTTGGATACGGCAACGATGCGTTCCAGTGCGACTTTGAATCGTGCGGTCTCGTCGAGGGCTCGTTCAAGTTCTTGTTGCAGTCGTTCATTTCGTGCTCTCATCAGTCTGTTCTCGTGTTCCAGTTCGCCGACCATCAGGTCGAGGTTTCGTTCGTCTTCTGTCATGCTTGCTCCTTGAGTTGTTTAGCCAAGCTCTCACACTCGGCTACGCAAAACTCCAACGTCTTGATCGTTGACTCACCTTCATTGAGTTCAGACCACATCCGAAGTATTTTCTTGTACTCGTCGCTCATGATCGACACGTCCTTTGCGTCATATAGGTGTGCGCAATCAAACCCAAACGTGCCTTCGTTCGCATACGTCAAGCCGCCATGCACCTCAGCGTCTATGTCGTCGTAGCATTTACCGTAGTGCGGATGACCTTTAGGCACAGTGACGTACCCACAACGGTGGCCCATCTTTGTCGCAATCACTTCAGCTTCGTAGCCTGCCTCGGTTACCCATTTCTTTTCGCTGTTTTTCATTTCGTTCTCTCCACAATAGGGCGCATCTTGCGCTGTTTGTATTCTTCCTCCACGACCTTGAATGCACGTTCCATGTCCTTGACTGTGATCACGTCCATCTGTGCATCGTGCAGTTCCATCAGTGTGTTCAAGGCTCTCATCTCCTCCGAGCGTAGGATGAAGCGGCCAGTCGATGCGCCGCGCTTACCCACTGCATGCAGAGCATCCAGCCCCGTACTCACCTCGGTTGCATAGTCACGTCCAAACCCCATGCGGTACAACGCTTCCACAAAGTTGGCCATGGGTATCAACGTATCCATGTCCTCACGTGTTGCCTTGCCTTGCGTCAGGTTGGTCATCGCCATGTGGTTCTTGATCTTCAGGTCGATCAAGAAGTTGTCGTGCTTCGCCACGGGGGTCATGCCTTCGATCAGATATGCCATCGGATTCATGATCACCCCTTTGGGTCTGTACTTGCTACGCTTACGCATGAAAGATGCGGGTCACTCGGTGCCACAGACGTTGGCCCAGTGTGGGCCTCGTCAGCAGTGCACGTTGCAACAACTCAGCGTGAACACCAAGATCAATCACTCGATGCGGGGGCGTGTAGAACTGCCCGATCTTCACCTTGCCCGTGTTGTAAAACTGTGTCATCACAACTCTCCCAGCGCATAGCGCACATCGTCAATGTTGTTCTCGTTCACCACAAGGGCGATGCCGCCCATGGCTTTGATGCTGTTTAAGTTCTTCTCTTGCAACGGTGTCGGCTTGTTCATACCTGCCTTGCACTCAATACCAAAGAACTTGCCGTGGTAGCACCCAACGATGTCGGGCACCCCACTGCCGCCGTACCCGCCAGTGACGGGGTAGAAGTAATAGGCGCGGAGTTCCTTGAGGATGGCCACGACCTTCTTCTTGACTTTGACTTCTGGTGTATCAGCCACGGCGCTTTCCTTTGTCGCGTGTCGCTATTTCGTGCAACGCTTCCTCGATAAAGCCCATGTGATTGCCTGACCATGCGTCCCATGTTGCTGTGCGTTTTTGATTGATGGTCAAGTCACCGTTGGGGCTGTGCCGTAGCAATTCCCCCATGTCTTTACAGCTTGCTGTAAATTTCTTCGGTGCCTCTTGGTCGGGGCAGATTGTGTATGTGTAGGGGAGTTTAGCCACGGAACCACTCCTTGACACGTTGCCACAGAGTAGGCTTGACCATGGTGATCTGCATTTCGGGCATGGGCGTAAGCGGGGGTATATGTCGATCAACCCACTCACCGGAGAGGGGCAGTGATGCCAGTTCCCCTGCCTTGACCCTGCGGGTGTACTTGCGCTTGGGCGGCACACCGATGCCGTTCGTAGGTTTCGGCAACGTACCAATCGAACCGAGGCCACGCTCTTTGTTGAGTTGGTATCGGATGTTGTACACGGCTTGCGGCTTGCACTGCAACTTGGCAATGATGTCCTTGTTGTTGTAGCCCTTGCTGATCAGTGTGCGAATGCGCTGTGTGATGCTAAGTTTCGTATTCATCTTCGTTTCCTTTGAGTTGATATTGTTAGGGAGTCCCTAACACGGTACGTGAAGCGCACGTACCAACGCATCAAGATGTGGTCTCAGGTGCGTACACCCAATAGACATGG